GTAGTTTTACAACCCAAGAAATTGATACTTTAATCCAAAGCAAGATTCCAGCCGATCAGGCTGACTGGTTTGGAATTGATGAAGTTAAAGAATTTGTTGATCAAAATTTAATAGGAGCATAATATGAAAATAATATTTGACGTAGACGGAACACTTTTGGACATTGGTACTAGAAGACAACACATGGAAGGTGGCATTAGTACTATGAACTGGGAAAAGTTTATGGACCCAGCAGAAATGGCTAAGGACGTTCCAAACCAACCAGTGGTTGATATAGCCATTGCTATGGAAAAAGCTGGACATGAAATAATCGTGGTTTCAGCAAGAAACGAAAGACATAGAGAAGTTACTGAAAATTCTCTTCAAGAGGCTGGTGTACAATTTCAACACCTTTTCTTGAGACCAGACGGTGACTTTAGAAAAGACAGCGAGTTTAAGCAAGAAGTTTTGGATGCTCTTATAGCACAAGACTGGAAGCCAAACCTTGTATTCGATGATAGAAATCAAGTGGTTGCAATGTGGAGATCAAACGGTCTTACATGTGTACAAGTTGCAGAAGGTGACTTTTAAAATGTTTCGTCACAATCACGTGAACAATGCAAAAAAGGGGTTTACAAACCTCCTAGAATACGGTATAATACATACATCATTTACAAAATTAAGGAGTTAAAAATGAAAAAATTAGTTATTCAAACCCAGTACCTCGAGAATTACGGTTCTAAGGATGCACCCTATATGAAATTCAAAGGTGGCAATACCTTTGTTATGCCAAATTGCGGTGATATGGATTCAAATGAAATTGCTACGTTAATTACGCAGTTCAAAGATCCTGCTTTAATGACCTTTGAGTCTAGCAACGGCGGTTGTGAATCATATATTACCGATGTTTCGGTAGTTCCGCACACAGACAAAGTCTGCGAATCGTGGGAAACTATTACTACGTTTACTTTTAATAAAGATGAGCGACAGTTTTACTTTATGAAAGTTACAGATAACCGTGAAGATGGTTACATGAGATCAGAGATTCTGGAAAAAACAGAAACTTGGGTCGGTACCTCTGGCGCAGGTCGCAAATTCTACAAGGCTGAATTTCTTATGAATGACGGTGATATAATTTTACAAGATGAATTATCATCTTGGATCGAAACTTCGGAGGCAGCGTAATGACTATAGCATGCACCCCGCTTCATATGCGTGAACTTAGAACAGATAGTTACGTTATGACAGCCGATCCTAAATGCTCAGCTTCAATGCTCGAGCTTCAGACAATCAGAAATACAATTAAGATGATGAATAAGACTCTTAGAAATTCTGCTCAACAAGGCAGTATGACCTTCGGCCCACAAAAACTTGTACAGTTTTACGTTAAGTGCCAAGGCAGATGGGGTAGAAATAACCCTAATTACAACCAAAACCCAATACCATTCTGTCCATTAGAATTTGCTAATGAGATGGATGTTTACATTTACAAAAGATAGGAGAATAAAATGGAAAGATATTTAATAACAACAGAGTCATACGTATATGCTAAAGACGATAAGGCTGCAAAGTCACTCGCAGGATATATCCAAGGCAAACAAAGAAAGCAATATGACAATCAACATTGCGTTACAAGATTAGAATATGCCCCATTCGGTGCTGGATTCTCAGATAAGAATTTACTTGAAGGCGAAATACTGTGATACAAATATTACGAGAAATAACTGACTGGGGTGACCAGAAAATATCCAATGGAGACTATTATGTTAATAGCCATGGATATCTTATTGGTTACATGCCAGAAGGTAAAGCTTACAAAGAGTTTAAAAACCCAATAAAACAGTTTTCAAAATCAAGACGCAAGTTTAGATTAATAGGCGAATGGCCTGAGGAATTACCAGAAGGTGCGATAACTGTAAAAGGCAGCAAGGGTAATACATATACAATTATTAATAACAAATGCTCATGCCCTGGATTTAAATTCAGAGGTTCATGTAAGCATCTAACACAGGTAGCAGCATGAATATGATACAATCAAAATATAGGGTAGAGACAAGTCCGATGAACGGTGGAGTCCAACACACATATAAATTTCCAAATGGATATGGTGCTAGTGTTATTAGGCACGAAGGCAGCTATGGCTATAGCCAGGGCCTTTGGGAGCTAGCGGTACTGGATGGAGAGGACCTTTGTTATTCAACTTCTGTTGCAAATGATGTCCTAGGATATCTAACAGAAAAGGATGTTTTACTTAAATTAGGTGAAATAAAAGCCTTAAATTGGAATTAATTGAAAATAAATGAAAAAAAAGGTTTACAAACCCTCAAAAGTATGGTATAATACACCCTATATTCAATAATAAAATTAAGGAGTTAATATGAATAGATTAGATATAATCAAACAAGCGGCCCAAAAAGCCAAAGCTAAAAAACTAAACACAACAGTAGAAGAACTACAATTTCAAGAATCCATCGTTAAGTTGGATGCACGTAAAGTTGCATTAAAAGAAGAAATGAGACTTCACAAAAAATTAACCAGATCAGTTCAAAAAGCTGGGCACCAAACTGCCGGATCTTTAGATTGTTTCAAAGAAGAAAATATGTATCACTCAGAAAAAGATACTGCTAGATTCCTTGAGAACAGTTCTTATATGGATGCTTATAATGCTAACAGATCTGCAGACGGAGATTATTAAAATAATGAGATTAGTAATAGAAAATTATGGTGATTGTAAAATCTTTAGAGATAAATCACCTGATGGTATACCAAGATATGTAGTCGAGTGGAATGATGGTTCTAATCAGATATATAATGCAGCTTGGTATCACTTAAAAACAGTAAAGAATTTTGTGGAGGAAAAACTAAATGACACAATATAATGAAAGAGTAGAAAAGCAAAGGCTTATGCTCGAAGCAAAAGAATGGCAGAAGGGTATTGCATCCTTACATGCTCATTCTTTAGATAGCCTAGGTTATGCCGAAGGTAGAAAAGATGGATCAGTTATTGATACCACGTATAATGACGGACTAGTAAAAAGAGAAATCTCTGAGACTAATAAAATAGTTTACTTTGGTACTCGATTATCTGGTGATGAATTACTTCGCGACTATCAAAGGAAAACTTAGGGGTTTACAATCCTTAAGATTTATGGTATAATACATATATGAGCGTAACTAATTTTTATCAAGGATCATTAAGATATGGTCCAACAGGAAAAAAAAGAAAAGGCCATGCGGCTAATTCAGTTAAAAAGAAAAGACCAGAATTCGTACCTATGAAAATAGATCCGATTAAAGTCAAGTTAGCACAACAACAAGCCGAACTAAGAGAACAAGAAAGATTAGATTTCTTAGAAAGAATTAAGAACGTAAAAAGTTCTATGGGCAAAAAAGAAAATCTCCAATATACTGGGGAAAGAAAATTATTAGGTATTGCGACTATGCACAAAAGCAATGCAGTACCAATCTTCGAAGACGATAAGGAGCACGCTATAGATATAGCACGGATGCGAAGATGAACAGTTCGGGAATACGTCACTCTTTAACTCCTTATCTTTCAGAATGTGACCTCTGTTCCCACCTTATTAAAATTAAATAAAATTATGGCATTAAAGAAAACTAAAAAGAAAATAACATCAAGAAAAGATCGAGTATCAATCGATCAAAAAATGATGGGTCCAGAACCACTATTTACCGAAGAGGATAATACTCTTGGAGAACAACCCGACGGAAAGGTTGGATCCATGTGGGCTACAGCTTCTAGATGGTATGGTTACTATTATGACAATAAACATTATTGTCCGTATGCATATGAATGGCTAGAAAATCAATTAGGTTGGGATGAAGATAAGATCAAGATCTTTGCTAGAGTACCTGACTACAAAACAAGAACTATTGGTAACGTAGGTGTTATTCAATCAAGAGGTTATGTATATTGCCCAGAGCTTATAGAAAAATATACTATCCTAGCTAATGAACTTTATGAAGAAGGATTATTAATTGGTGAGATTAAACAAGAAGCTGCAAAAGAAAAGCCAGTCTTACCTACTATTCAAGAAAGAACAAAAACCAAAGTAATGGAAACCATTTATACAGACTGGGATAACCAAGTAATAGAACAATGGGTTTACGGTAATTATAAAGTTACCTTTGATTGTTTTACAGAATGGAAACGTCATGGCTTAAAAGGTAATGCGATTCCAATGTTTAAAGATCTTATTGATCTGGATTATGAAGTACTAAAAGATGCTTATGATAATAACTGCGATCAAGCCAAAGAAGCTTATGCACATATTACAAAAGCTAATAAAAAGAAAATGCTCAACGTATACGACACTTTATATTTAGACCTTAGTAAACTACAAGATAGCTTTAAAGCGACGCGTAAGACACGTGTACGTGTCCCGAGGACAATGGATCAACAAGTATCTAAGTTAAACTATATGCCTGAAAGTTTAGAAGCTAAGCTAACATCTATTAACCCCGTACATATTCCAACGAAGAATAAGCTATGGGTTTATAATACTAAGCAAGGTAAGTTGGCAGAGTATGTATGTGATTCGGCTTCAGGCTTTGAAATAAAAGGTTCTACAATACAGAACTTTAACCCCAAACTAAGCAAGATAACCAAATTAAGAAAACCTGATGATATCTTACCACAGATACTAAACAAGACAGAGCTACAGATAGCCAAGGTATGGAAAGGTTTAACAACAACAATTTATGAACCAACAGGACGAATTAATAACGACTGTATTTTAATGAGAGTAATATAATGGATATATTGAAAGAGAAGATAATGACAAAGAAAAGGTTTAGCACCGCCGTTGAAGAGCTGGTAGTTAAAAAGAACTTTTCTTATATGGATGCAATGAATTTCATCATAGAAAAAAGAGGGATGGATTATAGCAATATAAAGAAACTTCTATCTGATTCTTTGAAAGAAAAAGTTACAGCAGAAGCACAGGACTTAAATCTAATTAGGGATAAGAAAGGTAATACATTACCCGTATGATGCAACCCTTTGATGCTTACAGTTTATATAACTCACTTAAGTTGCACTTTGAACAAGATTCATATGATGCTATTAAGTACAATTTTAAATCAAACGTAAAACCAAATTCATTCTTTGCAAGGAAAGATAAATACTTCTTTGCCAAACTAGCTAAGACTTATGATGATAAACTCATGCAGTATTATATAGCTAACTTTAAGAATGGTGTTAGTTACGTTGGGGATATGATTAATGAAAACGGTGAACATCATTTTAAAGAACATACAAGAATTCACGAATCGCTAACACGTGAGTTTGAAAAAGATATAAATAGATTAGTAGATATGGATATAGAGTTTGATCAGTTCTTTGTAACTAAACAAACCCATCCATTGATAATAAAATTATTGATGAGAGAAGAAATCAATCTGGAAACAGTTGTTATTCTCGATTCAATTTTAGGGTTTATGAACCGTGAAGGATCTAAGATAACTGAGACAATTATTTGGCCAGATATCTATAGAAAGATTACTAAGTATAAACCCTTTGTAAACTTTGATAAAAGTAAATGTGTAAACATTATCAAAAAGGGGTTTACAAAACCATAGGAGTGTGGTATAATATACTCTTATATAATGCATAAAGTGGATAATTCAATAATACAATGTACATGGAGAAATAAAAAATGTCATTCGAAAACCTAAAGAGCTCGCGAGGCTCGTCAATCGACAAACTCGTAAAAGCAGCAGAAGCTGTATCCACCCCAAAAGCGGACAACTCATCTTATGGTGATGATCGTCTTTGGAAACCTACTAGAGATAAAGCAGGAAACGGTTACGCGGTAATCAGATTCTTACCTGCCAGCGAAGGTGAAGATCTTCCTTGGGTAAGATACTGGGATCACGGATTCAAAGGTCCTAACGGTCTATGGTATATAGAAAAATCTTTAACCTCAATTGGTCAACCTGATCCAGTTTCGGAAACGAATACTGTGCTTTGGAATACTGGTAGAGACGAGGATAAAGCTACTGCTAGAGAAAGGAAAAGAAGGTTACATTATGTGTCAAACATCTTAGTAATATCTGATCCTGAAAACCCACAAAATAATGGAAAAGTATTTCTTTACCAATTCGGTAAAAGAATCTTTGACAAAGTTATGGATGTTATGCAACCACAATTTGCGGATGAAAATCCTGTCAATCCATATGACTTCTGGGAAGGCGCTGACTTCAAGATTAAAATCAGAAAAGTTGATGGCTGGGTAAACTACGATAAGTCGGAGTTCTCAACCCCATCAGCATTATTTGATAGTAATGAAGCAGAGCTAGAAAGCGTATACGGGAAACTGCATAGTCTAAGTGATTATACAGATCCTTCTCAATACAAATCTTATGATGAACTTAAAGCAAAACTTAATAGAGTATTAGGTACTGACGCTGGAATTACTGCCGATATGGCAACTATGACTACTGCGCCAATTCCTACTATGGAACAATCGCCTCAAGCAGAACCAGCCCCAGTAATGGAAAGCTCTTCTGATGAAGATGATACGTTAAGTTACTTTAATAAATTAGCTAACGATAGTTAAGCTTAATTGACTAAAAGGTCGTTTGGAGAGATCCACTCGGCCTTTTTTTT